GCTGACCCAGTCTCTCAGGCAGCCCACCGGCCAGAATGCTGGCGCGGGCGGGCAGAGTGGCGGTGTCGGGTGCATCAACGCCGATGTCGAGATCCGCCAGCTCGACACGCCGCCCAAGGATGCGGGGCCCGAGCCCGGACAGAAACGCCATCGCCTTGGAGGGTTCAACCAGCAGCGGCGTGTTGAACGCACGCGCGGCAATACGGGCGTGAAGCATCAGGGCTGGTCCTCTTCAGTGCGGGCGCGATCTGCCGCGTCATCGGTTGTGTCGGTTTCGTCAGCGTCGCCAACCGGCACCGCCTGCACGCCCTGCGCTGGTGAGCCCGGACGGCGGAAATCAAGACCCAGTGCGCGCTCGCGCGCCCGTTCGGCCGCAATCTCGCGATCAACCTGCTCGGCGTCATAGCCGCGCTCGGCAATGGCCTGGCTGCGTGATTTCAGGCCCGCCTCGATCTGGGCGATCTCGGCATTGGCGTCTTTGAGTGGATCAACCCAGTCCCATTTGGTGGGCAGCCAGTCGGCGGCCAGCAGTCGCGACCGGTCAGCCTCAAAGCCAGGCAGGTTCAGTGCGCCCGACAGCATCGCTGCATCCATCCAGCGCGCATAAACGGGTCGGCACAGCTGGTAGACCATGACAGAATGTTGCCAGGCCGAGACACGGCGGCGGAACTCGATCAGGGCGAGCCGCGAGTTCGAGAAGTTGCCCTTCACCATGTCATTGGCCAGATACGGATAGGGAATGCCGAGTGCGGCCGAGATTTGCAGCAATGTGCGGTACTGGAACGGCTCATAGGTCGCGCCGCTGTCCGCAGGCTGGCCGACCGTGACGTCCTCGCCTGGATCAAGCCGCACAACCTGACCAGGACTGATCTCAACCCCGGCAGGACCCTCATCCTCCTCTGCTGGTGCCAGCGGGTTCTCGGGGGCGGGCGAGGTTACGAACATCGCGTACATTGCTGCGACCTTTTTGCGATCGAGTTCGGCGTCGTCGTATTGGTCGAGCAGAAACAGCTTCACGATCGCGGGGGCGAGTTTCGACACGCCGCGCAGCTGGCCACCCTCGACGGGATCAATCACATGGATCACTTCCGATGCGGGCACGCGCACCAGTTCACCAGACAGCCCGGGATCGGTGCTATCGCCAGGGTGTCGGCGCAGGAAGTGATAGGCCACGCGCCGTCCAATCCGGTCAAACTCGATGCCCTGGCGGATCGCATTGCCGTGGGCCGCAACGCCCGTCTGCTCCAGCGGCAACATTTCCGATGGCAGCATTTGCAATTGCAGGGGCACAGTCAGCCCGTCACCCGGGCGCCGCATCCGGATCCGGAAGAACACCTCGCCTGCGATAAACACCTCGCGCGCGGCGCGGCGCTGCAGTCCGTAGAAATCGGTCAGCCCCTCGGCATCTGCCTCGTCGGTCCAGGCAAGCCAGAGCCGCTGCAGCTCTTCCTTGCGCACAGCGTCGCCAATCTTCGAGATTGGCTTGATGCCGTCGCCCACAGTATTGGCAGCCCAGCTTTCGACCGCGTTCACGGCATAACCGTTGTTGCGCACCAGCCAGCGGGCACGGGCAGTAATATCCGGACCTGACGCTGCAATCAGCGCATTCACATGGGCGCGTGTTGCGCGGAACCCGCGCAGGCGCCGATGATGCTGACCTGCATCAAAGCCGCCGACAAATGCGCCGAGCCGCTGCCGCCAGTTCATCATAGATCCTTCACGGTATAGGGGCGCAGGATGCGCCCAGTGCCGCGCTCGGCTTTTGCAATCCGGCGCTCGATATCACTGATCGCCGCGGCGAGTTCGGCATCGGTGCCATAGGTCACAGTCTTGCCGTCATAGCTGACCGACCGCGTGCCGCTATAACGCGCGACCAGCAGCGCACTGTGGCGGGATTTGAGGTAATCGAGGGTCATCGGGTTTTGCTCATTCCATGTATTTGGGCGTGCTGATCTTCCAGCCGCGCCGCCGTGGGGCGGTGATGCGCCCGGCTTGCGGCCCCATCGCTTTGTCAGTCTCGGGCTGTGGCACGGTCACAACCGTCTCGACCCCCGCCTGTTTCTCCAACTGTCGCCACATCCGTTCGTCAAAGCGGTCGGCGCCAAGGATCCAGGCGGCTGCGCGGGCATAGACCCGCGTGTCGAGGGCCTCGTTGCGTTCGCGCAGCTTTTGCCATTCTTGGTGGGCGTAGCCGCGCTTGTTGCGGATCGTGACCAGTTGCTCGGCGACCAGCTGCTTGAGCCATTCGCTGTCTGCCCAGTCCGGCAGGTGGATCATGCCAGCTGGATCGGCGACGCCCAGTGCACGATCTTCATCACTGGGCCGCTCGATCCGCAGATAGCGATAGGTCTCTGCCTTGAAGGTGGCGGTGGCCACCGTCCAGAGCCGCGCGCCGCGTTTGAGCTTGCGACCATTTACGGTGGCATCGACAAAGGTCGGCCCCGACACCGGCGTTGTCCGGTTGAACCCTTCCAAGCCCTTGACGGGTGCTACTTGTGCGATGCCTTGCTTGCGCGCCCAGGCGTAAACGGCGGCGGTTTCATAGCCGGTATCGATGGCCAGTTTGGCCAGCGGCATCACCGCGCCATGCTCATGCACCCAAGTTTGCCCCAAGAGCGATGTCAGCTTGTCCCAGCACGCCGGATCGTCCGGTCCGCCCGTAATGACGATGTGATCGACGAGCCAGCTTTGCAGCCCGCGACCCCAAGCCCAGACATCGACCTCGATGCGATCTTTCTGCACGTCTGCACCGGCGGTCAGGAACAGCCCGCCTGCGGGGATCTGCGCGGGGAAGGTAATCCGACGGTCGGCCAAACGCTGCCATTCCGGGGCTTCGCCGCTTTCAACCCATGTCTCACCCAGCAATGTGTTGCGCGCGGCGCGCAGCATCTCGTCGGAGCCTTGAGCTGCCAGCCAGTCCCGTGCGATCTGTTCCCAGCTTTTCCAGCCGATCGGCGAATAGAGCGCCGAGAGGTGGAACCCGATGGCATGTGGGTTGTCTGACACAGCCGTTGCCCGCCATTCACCACGCGCCAGCAGGTCGGTCTTGTGGTGCTCGGCGATCGGCTTGTCGCACCCTTCGCAATGATACATCGCTGTTTCCGGCTGTCCCTTTTCCCAGCGCAGGCGTTCGAACTGCAACCATTGCATATGGTCACAGTGCGGGCATGGCACGAAATACCGCCGCTGGTCGCTGGCCTCAAACTCCCGCTCAATGCGGCTCAGCCCGCGGATCGTGGGCGTCGAGACCATAAAGACCTTGCGCCGATGCGCGAAGGTCGTGGTGCGCGCCTCGGCCAGCGTGACCGGATCGCCTTCCTCATCGGCCGAGGCCGGATAGGCATCGACTTCATCCAGAAACACATAACGTGCCGGCATCGAGCGCAAACCCGTCGCGCTGTTCGCCCCCGTCAGCACCAGAATGCCGCCGGGAAATTCCTTTGACAGCATAGAATTCCCGGCATCCCGCGACCGGGCCGGTTGCACTTTCTCTTTGAGTGCCGGGCTATCCTCGATCAGCGGGTCGATCCGGCCGCGTGAGGTGCGCTTGGCCATCTCTAACGTGGGCAGCACGGCCAGCATGGGTCCTGGCGCGTGATTGATAACAAAGCCGATCCAGTTATTCCCTGCCTCCGTTGCGCCGACTTGCGCCGCTTTCATAAAGCTGATGCGCTGTGCCGGATGGTTTGGCGACAGTGCATCCATGATGGCCCGCAGATACGGCGTGCGCGCTGTACGATATTGCCCTGGCTCAGCCGAGGCCCGAGAGGAGAGCTTGCGGTGCGCATCCGCCCATTGCGACACGGTCAGGTCCGGGTCCGGCCGTATGCCGCTGCGCCACACACTCAGGATGTTCTCGGCGCCGTCAAAGCCAAGGTCGAGATCTGCTGTCAGGTTGTCATCGGTCAGGTCGTGTGCGTTGCCGTCATCATTCAAGCGAGACCCTGAGGTCGGCCAGGGCGGTGAGTTGCTCTCTGACATGGGTTTCCAGCACCCTTTGCAGGATCGCAGTCTCGATTGTCACCGCATCACCGGATGCCCTTTCCATTTCTGCGGATAGTTGTGCAGCCATCAGGGCGGACACACGCGTGGGCCAGGTGACCCAAACATCACGTTCCTGGCGGGCCAGGCGAAACACCAGGGTCTCGGCGCGCCCACGATCCACCAGCACGCCCTTCTTGCGCTGGATCGACAGCTGGCGTTCCTGCGCCTGATACACCGTCAGCGCGGTGCGGGCCTTCAGATAGGAGGTGCTGTCTCCGGCACCCGAAACCCCAGCCCCTGGGCTGGCCTCTCCGCTCGTACCGCGTGATCGCATCTGTTGATCTGGATCCGTCATGGCTCCCCGGCGTGCATCAGACGCCGGTGCATTGATCGACCCATCGGCAAACAGCACCAAGCGGCCAGTCTTGCGGGCCTTCTGCACCGCCCCGCGAGAGAGGCCGGAGCGGGTGGCATAGGCACGCTCGGATAGTCCTTCCATGGCGCTTGGCGTGTCCTCAACATATTGAAAATAAACGATAATGATGATCTATTT